AGTAAATATTAACATAATATTAACATTTTGAAATACAGGGGATAAATTTAAGATATTGATTATCATTATTTTATATGGGCTATAAATTAAATTGTACATAAGATAATAATATAAAAAAGGTCTAAAAAGCCAATGAAATTAACCTCTCACGAATATTGAGAGGTTTTTTTATGCTAAATTGAAATGTGCATTTTATTACTATTAACTACCATTTTACTACCATTTAAAAGTGAATTAAATAGGATTTAAAGCACTATTATACCATTGACAGGCAAATACCTTAATAAAACTACAATTATTAATAAAATAAGGGCTTAAAAGAACAAAGCCTAACTAATTATAGCCCCATTTTGAGGGCTTTTTTTATACCTAAAAGTAAAAATAGAAAAACACTACTTTTTTATAATGGGTAACCTAATGGGTAACCTAATGGGTAACCAAATTAGTGTATAAAAATACTCTGTATAATAACCCTAAATGTATGTTTTTATACTTAAAAACACTTTTTTTTATACTTAGATACCCCCGTAATGCAATGATTTTTAATTTAAACATATATAACTTATTGATTTTTAATTATATATGTAAATTTCATATAAAAAGAATCAATTTATATCCCTATAATAATTAAATTTGTCAATAAATTTTATTATCACAAAAGAGGAACTATGAATAATATTAAATTTCAACTACTTGTTTTTTATATCATTGTTGCCATACATATATTAACACTTGGATATGGTATTTATAGCAATGAAAATAAAATAGTATTACTTTCTTGCAGTATGATAGTTGCATTTGTTAGTATAATACTTATTTATAAATACGAACCCAAAGAGAAATAAGCATTGATAGTAAAGTCAATAAAAATCCAATTCTATTCCTTACTAAATAGTCTTTTTCTATTTTTTGTTCCTTTATCTTTCTCTCTTTTAATTCTTCTGTGGTATATAAATAAGTAGAGGACCCTTTTTTTATATTTGGGGATATTCCAAATTTATACATGAGCATTATACCAATTATTCCTATTGTGATACTCGTAAACTCTAAAATTTCTTTCATTTTTAATTATTTAGGTTCTTTTTTAATCAATTCAGGTGCTGGCTCAGCCACAGACCTATAAAGAATGGGTTCTTTTGATGCTTGTTTTATCGTAGAAAGTTCCTTTTCTAGAGTGTCTACTTTAAACTCTAAGCCCTCTATTATTTTTGCTTGCATAGCATTTTCTCTATCTAGTATGGCTATTTTACCTTTATCTTCTTGTTTTTCGACCTTTTTGCCAAAGCATAACCAATCCATAGAAACTTCAAAAAAGGAACTTATTGCCATTATTTGAGTTAATGTTGGCTGTAATTTACCTAATTCAATCTTACTATATTGGCTGCTGTCTATGTTAATTAGTCCAGAAACAACCTTTTGAGTTAGTTTTTTTTCTTCTCTTAACTCTTTGATTCTTATGTATATATCCATATATTTAAAAAAATAAAGGAAAATAAATCCTTTTTAATTTGTTTAAAAGGAAATTACTTCCTTATATTTGTGTCAACAACGTAACAAAGGTATAAAATAAAAATTCAGTTATGACAATAGAACAAATTAAAAAAAGCACACAGTACGGAGACTATACTTTACTTGGACAAGTTTTAGGACTTAATGCGCCGGCTGCTAAAATGAGATTTCTACGAGGAGATGAACACGCTAAAAATGCCTTAGTAAAAATCATTGCCAATAGAGAGGAGCTAATTAAAGAATTTCAAAAATCATAATTATGACAAAGAATGATCCCACCCCTTTCGAAAAATTTTGTACAGGATTTATACTGGTAGCCTTGAGCTACTTTGTGATAAGAGTTCTAGTGCAGTTTTGTTAACCTTTTAAAAATTTTAATCATGAATACATTAAATACTGCCGAAGCAAAACAGGCAATGGAATATAATAGAGCGATATGTAATAATCTTAAGGCCATGAAAACTAAAACACAAATCGATAAACTATAAATGATACGAAAACTAAATAGATATGAACTACTCACAACTAAGCATGACCCAACATCTCTCTAAACATTTAGAGATTGATAAGGCCTATTTGAAGAATGAATATGGACTATTTCGACTTCTTTTTTATTACCCCTTTCTTGGCAAGGTATATCAGGTTCTCTACAGATTTTCGTGCAGGTATGTCCGATTTTACAGAAAGTATTTTAGTAACCAAAACGGTAATATCTCCTAGTGGTTCCAGTTGTTCTGAGGTTAACTGCTCTTGAATTTCATTAACATAATGAGGTATTACTATATTAACAAGCGGTGTCCCAACAAACAGTTCAAGTTTGTCCCAAACTTCATTTTCCATATTACTATTATTTAAGGTTAGCACTACAAATATAGTAAAAATCCCGCCACGGCTTGGCCTGGTTTCGACACCAGGGCGGGAACAAAAAACATAAAACTAATGAATAACGAAAGTCCATACATGTATCACGATAAAAAGCTAGGTGTAAAAATCAAATTCTTGATTTTTGACCGAGACTTTCATGTGGATAGTTTAAGGCTAATTAGTTATAAAGCTTTGAACCAACGAATAAGATCTACAACATCAAGCGAGGTACAATTGAGACGTGCCTCTATTAGCTGTGATGCTCTTGTCTTATTCACAAGCCTATCATTAGACTGGAAAAACCGTTTGACTACCACTTTTGGGAACCCTGATGTGGAGGTTAAGAAAAGCTGGTTCAGCCAACACTATGTGGCAGATCGTGAAGCATTCAATTTTTATGTAGGTTATACCTACAATGAAAATCAAAAGCTCGAGCTTGACATTGTGGAGACGTATACCTATAATGCCTCGGTTCTGAACACGGTTTTGATTATGAAAAATAATCGTAAGCAGTATTTGAAAGCATTAGGATGTAGCTCGGTAGATATTTGGGACAGTTTAAGCCGTGACGTGAACGCTTTTAGAGACGTACCTCACAATTTACCAACGACAAAGGACTCACTTCGTTACAAGGCTACAAAATACGCCAAGGAAGGTTATAGTTCTATAATCTCTGGAAAATTTGGTATGAAAAACGCTCTTAAGGTTAAAGAGAAAGAGCAAGAGGCATTATTGGACGAACTTTTGGCTAAACACACCAATCTTGATAATGAACTAATTAGCAACCTATATAATATGGTTGCTGAGCGCTTGAGCTGGCCAACTATAACTGCTCAAACGGTTGGCAACCGTAAAAAAGATAGTAACCTAGTAATTTATGCGGGTCGTAACGGTGTACCGGCTTTATCAAATAATGTTTTGATGCAAAACAAACGCCAAAAACCAACTACCCCGATGCTTTATTGGACTTTGGACGGATGGGATGCTGAACTTTTGTACCAAAAAACGGCAACAAACAAAGGCGGATATGCTACTACTACTTACCATAACCGTTTAACGATGGTAGTTATTTTGGACGCATTCAACAAATATCCAGTTGGGTACGCTATTGGAACCCACGAAACACCTGAGTTGATTAAGGAGGCCATGCGCAGCGCAATCAATCATACAGCAGAATTATTTGGTCAAAGATACAATCCACGCCAGCTGCAAAGTGATAACTACCAAAGTAAGGCATTGACACCGATGTATGAGGCGTGTACCAAGTATTATACACCTGCAAAAATCAAAAATGCTAAGTCTAAGATAGTTGAGCCTTATTTCAACCATATCAATAAGACGTATTGCAAGTTGATGGACAACTGGAGTGGTCACAATATTAATAGTGGCTCTAAAAATCAGCCTAATACTGAAATGCTGAATAAGCTAAGTAAGTTCTTTCCAGACGAGCAAGGATGTAGACAACAATTGGAGGGAATTATAGCTGCTGAACGCGCTAAAAAACAACAGGAATATGTTGCTAACTGGGACAATGTACCAACTGATTTAAGGCTACCAATGCCAATCGAAAATTATTTGTTAGCTCTTGGATCCAAGTCGGGAATGACTAACAAATTAGTTGGTTCGGGATTGAATGTAACCATTGGAGGCGCAAAACAGGTATACGATTCATTCGACCTAGACTTTAGAAAACAATCACACCAGGACTGGACAATATTATATGATGCACAGGATCAATCACAAGTACTTGCCGTTAGCGCCGACACCAAACATCGATTTATACTAGAACGCAAATTTGTACAGGCAATGGCAATTGATGACCGAGGGGAGTTTGATACTCAGGAGCTTAAAAAAGTAAACGACTATAACCAAAGGGCAATAGCCTACATCACTGAGGAGCGCGAGGAGAACGCCGCTGTTTTAGAAGTTCTTTTCGACAATCCACTGCTTAATGATACGCTGGCCAAGCACCTTCTGGTGGATTCAAGAGGGCAGCACAAGGATCAAAAAAGCAAACAGCGACTTGCCGCTGCACAAGTAGAAAAGGCTTTGCTTAAGCAAGAGAAAGCTGAGAAAAAACAAGCCGAAAAAACGTGGCAAGAAGACCAAAACGAATACATCAACAAGAAAATAGACATTAACCAATATTTATAACCACATGGATCATATCACTAAAAAAGAAGTAATTGCTGCGTTGAATGAATATATGCAGACCCATAAAATGACACAAGCCGATGTCGCTAATAAAGCGGGTGTTAGAAAGGAATATTTATCTATCATTTTAAAGCCAGATAGCGATTTCATGTATGATGCCGGGGCTAATGGTAAAGGTTTTATTCCTGTAAAACACTTTAATGCTTTAGCAGAAATGTGTGGCTACAAAACTGAAAAGGAGTATTGGCAAACACAACCTACCGCTCAAACAAGTGCTATTCTTGCCAACTTGGAAGATGCCAAGAAACATCACCTAACAATTACGCTAATTGGCGAAACTGGTTCTGGTAAATCCTATACGGCAAATTTGTTTGCCGCTAAAAACCCGCTAGATACATTCGTAATAACAGCGGGTTCTAGTGATACGCTTTCAGATTTGATTGATAAGATTATGGAAGAGTTAAAGATTCACGCAACGGGGCGTTCTAAGTCAACTAAAATCCGTCAAATAGCTACTTCCATGAGAATGCTTAAAAACTATGGACACACACCTATGCTAATTGTAGATGAGTCAGAGTACTTAAAGCAGGCAGCACTTTGTGCAATGAAGGAGCTATACGATAATCTTAAAGACTACTGCTCACTAGTTTTCATTGGTACAGACCAGCTTGTTGACAATGTGGAGCGATTAAAGAGGCGTAACAAATCCGGTATCCCGCAATTTCACAGACGCATCAAATTTGGTTTGCGATTACTACCCAATATCGACAGAAGCTACGCCTTATTTGTTAATGATATTGAGGATAGACAGTTGAAAAGATTTATTCTTTCGAACTGTGGCAACTATGGAGAGTTGCACGATATCATTGTGCCAGCCACTCGTGAAGCTGAACGTTTGGGAGAACCATTAAGTTTAGATATAGTTAGAAAAGTATTAAATCTACCAGAAGGTAATTTGATATGGTAATTAAAAAAGCTTTGACGGTTGCCAATATTCAAAGCCAAAAAATTACTCGAATACCCTTTACGGGTCAGTTTTTTGAAGCGTATCGTCAACCGCAGAATAAGGGAGTTTGGTTTGTGTGGGGTACTTCGAGTAGTGGCAAGAGTTCCTATATGATGCAAATGTCAAAAGAGCTTGCTAAAACTCAAAAAGTACTTTACAATTTACTCGAGGAGGAAATGGACGACTCAGATTTTATTGAAAGAACAGAGCTCTTTCAAATGCACGAGGTGAAGGATAATTTTTTAGTCGGGAGGTATTCAATGGAGGAGCTGTTGGAATACCTAAAAAGAAGGAGTTCCCCCAAGGTGATTATAATTGATAGTGCTACTTATTTTTTCAAAAACTTTACGGAGTATTTGGAATTTAAAGAGGCTTTAAAAAACAAAATATTGATCATTACTGGTCACGCTCAAGGGAATAACCCAAGGAGCGAACTAGAAAAGGATATTATGTACAATGCCAAACAAAAGATATACGTTAACGCATTTTTGGCAGTATGTAAAGGTAGAACAATAGGGCCTAATGGTGGTTTATATACCATTTGGCAGGAAGGTTACGAAAAAGCAAGAGGAACAACAGATTAATAGCAATAGTATGAAAAAGACAAGAACAAAATTAGCAATGAATGAATTTGATTATGAAATGATGATTTTCAGTTTTTACTCTCGCTGGAGCGAAAGCGTCACTGGTAATATTCCACAATACCAACAGGTACTAGCTAATAGCGCTATTAATGCTTGGTTTATAGAGGAGTTTAGTAAATGCGAAACAGAGTTTCATTTATTGACAGACCGGTACGAAAATTTAACTATCCAAGACTATAAAAGATGTTATAACGAGTGCACATTTAGGATGTTTAATATTCGACCATCGGCACTACTTGAGCCGATTCTTAAAGGAAAAATGAAGTTTAATGTAATCTATAATTAATTATGACGCCACAGCAACGAAAAAACAAAATAGCTGATCTTGAACAATGGCTACGCGACAATCCTAACCACGAAATGCGTACTACGATAGAATCAGACCTGCGCAATTTGAAAGAAAGTGATACATCAACACGAACCTTTGAGCAAGATACTTTTGACCTCCGCAACCATAATTTTAATTAAGATGAATTTAAACAAAATAGTAACACGATTAGAATTTCTCAGCACAGCGCTATTCAATGATAGTCAAGAGAAAGAAGTAGGAAAGGCTGGTTTTTTCACAGTTGGCGAAAGAATTAGCATCAATCAAGAGAGAGGATACCTCTACTCGGCTAGAGGGGAAGATGAGCTTCGTGAATATAAAGTTCCAGATTGGATCGAACTTAAAATAATAAAAAGTCATGGACAAAATAAATAATATAACCGTAAACAACCCTGAAATTATGAACACAGAAAAAATTGATTTAAAATCGCTATCGCCAAATGCTTTGAAAGAACTAAAAGCGGCAGTTGCACAAGAGGAAAAGGAAAAGAAACAACTCCATAAGGAAAACGTAGAATCCTTTAAAAAGTTAGGTCACGAGTTTCTTGAAAAACATATCGATAGTTTGGCTAACCGCCAACTAGACATGGAAAAAACAGTAGGTATTATTTTTAAAGAAATATCAGAGTATTTAGCGCTTAAGGCGGAATTGTATGGTGTTGAAAGATTAGACCAAGACAGCCACACAATTACACAAGCGGATGGTTCTTGCTCTATCACCATAGGCTATAATCCGGGAATCACATTTGATGGATCAGAAAGCGCAGGAGTTCAAAAAATTATGGATTACATCACCACTCTATCTGGCGATCCAGAGGATGAGAACGCTCAAAAGCTGGCCAAAGCAGTAAAGTTCTTTTTAAAACCCAATTTTAAAACAGGGATGCTTAATCCTGGTCGAATTATTCAGCTAAACCAAATGCGATCTGATTTTAATTCCCCTGAATTTGATGAAGGAATGGATATTATTGAAGAGGCGCGCAACAAAACAAAAGGCAGCGCGTATGTATGTGGCTATAAGCATGTTGATATAGGCGACAATCGTACTCGTAAACTTGAATTTAGATTTACGGTGTAATGATAACAATAAAACCCATTCAAGATCACGAGACCTATGAGGTTAACGGTAAGGAGGTCTATAAAGACACCAACGGCAACTGGATAAATAAGGGAGACTTATCCGAAGCAGAGAATAGGGCTTTTAGAACCTATAAAAGGCAGGTAATTGATAACCCACGATTTATAAAACACACTAAAGCCTCTTATAAAGAGTAGTCTCCTATTCTTTAAAGTGGTACCCCAAGTCGTATAACTAGGTAATAGCAAAGAAACGTCAGGACTGGAATGCGGGTTCGAATCCCGCCTTGGGGGCTAATTTTAAAACAAACAGACAATGTGTAAATGCTTAGAAAAAATTAGGGAAAACATTATTCAAAATGAAAAAGCCAACTATGTCAGAATTGACTGCTCTACAATTAGAGTAAGATTTGAAAATGGTAAGGACATTGAGAATGTTACGGGTCAAAGAATTGAAATAGGATATGACCATGTTAAAAGAGACGGAACGATTCAAAAGAAAGAAAGAAAATCATTTATTACCCATGACTTTTGCCCTTTTTGTGGAAAAGAATATAAACCTTAAAACAAACAACAACATGAAAAAGTCCGAGAAGTACCTCGAAATTATTTTACAAACTAATAAGTGGTTTGAGAATAAAACAAAGCAACTAAAATTTATTAGTGAGAATAAAGATGAATCGAAAATTTTAATTGAAGGTGAAAACGGTGAAAAAATTGAGCTACCCGATGAACTAAAGAAAGGATTTATACTTGGTATAATAACTGCTCTCGATGTCTTGGGTGATTTTCCAATTAAAATAACCAAAACCAATGACAATGAATAAAGTTTTTCACATTCGCACAAAGGTTATCTCTCACACCACTTTTTTTTTAAAAGGAATTTGTATTGCCAAAACTAAAAAACGAGCAATTTTTAAAACATTATTTGAGGTTGATAAGTTTCTTAAAAATAGTCCAAGAGGAGATAAAAGAGATGTATCTATTGTTGAAATTAAAGAATTGAGAGCTGATTTTATATTACATCATAAAGATAATGACAGCAACTAAACCACAGGTATATACGGGCGAAGGTAGTGCCATAGACAACTACCTAAGTCCTCAGCCTACAAGTAGCAATACTGAAAACTGGGCAATGTTTGATAAAACCAACACTCAGCACAAGACGATACTAAGCCTACTGCGCCAAGCTCAGTGGGTAATACCGCACCCCCGCCATGGAGAAGTAGCTGACTTGGAAAGGTTAAGTGTCTTTTTAAAAAGCGATAAAAGCCCCGTTAAAAAGCCTTTAAAATCAATGACTCCAGAGGAAACCTCTAAAATAATCCAAGCCCTAACAGGTATTGTAAAACATCGCTACAAATGAAACCCTGCCAATATACCGAGGATGGCTATTGCTTACGTCAAGAAAACGACTATTGTCACGCTGATGAGTGCAAAAGTTGTGACCACAACGACACCAGCACAGTAGTTATTGAAATAATTGCAACCTGTAAAAAAACAGCTGTTCAATGTGACTATTGCGGCAAAATATTAACCGAACCCAAAACTGAATGCAGATGAAAATAGAACTTCAACTCTCCGCAAGGCAATTGAACACGCTAGTGTATGCCTTGAGCTATTTAGACAAAACAGTTTCTAAAACACGCTCCGAAAAAGTAATGCGATCCATTTTAATTGAAACGGCGATTAAAATTGAAAAGAAAAATGTAGAACTCAAGCGTACTTTGAATACTCTTTTTGGAACGCCAAAAAAAACAAAATTTACTTTCAAACACTATGAGGCCGATGCGATCGAAAAGTTTTTAATGATAGTACATAACTACCCACTTAATGAGTACGATAAAATGGCTGTGCTTTTTATTATTAACAAATTAAATCAACAAATGGCATGAAATTTATTAAATACAATATTTCAATTTTTAGATTTTGGTTTAAATATATTTTCTTGGCTACACCCATTAAAATGGAAGCAATAGAATTTTTACAAAAAAGTTACAACGCAACCTGCAGAGAGAAAAAGTTAATTAATAGGGTTAAAAAATTAAATAATATTTAAAATGAATCAGACGAGAAAAATATACATAGCCGGAAAGGTATCTGGCGAATCTTTGGCTGAGTGTACAATGAAATTTGGTGTTGTTCAAAAAATGATTGAGGCATTGGGCCACGAAGCGGTTAATCCATTAGAACTTGTTACGGACTTTAAAACTCCTTGGAATAGCGCTATGCGAATTTGCATTGGTAAGTTAACACAGTGCGATGCCATAGTCTTAATTCCTGATTGGAGCAGCTCTAAAGGCGCAATTATTGAATATGAAATTTCCCAACATCTTGAAATGCCAAATTTTAGGGGTACAAAACACGGGATAGAAGATTTAAAGGCACATAAATGGAACAACTAACCACCTACCGAGCCAAAGGCAAAGAAATAGGTTTAGTATTTCTGTTTAAATATGATTTAAACGGGCATTTAAAACTATTTGAAATTGCCGAGGGAAGCCTAGATGCCAAACAAAAGAAATGGCTTTTTGCTGAGGCTAATTTCCCTGCAGACGAAAGTATAATGCGATCCATCTGGATGAAAGATAAAAAGTACCTTAAGGTATTCGAAATCCAAAAATCAGTAGCTAATTTATCCTTTGACGCGCTATGGAACTTGTACGATAACAAAGTCAAGAAATATGAAGCTGAAAAGGTGTTTAGCAAGCTCAAAGAAGCCGACATCATCAAGTGCTTTATTGCCATACCAGGATACAACCAATACCTACTTAGGAAGGGAATTGCTAAGGCACACTTATCCACATTTATTAACCAGCATTACTACGAAGATGATTGGAGTAAGGCGTAAATTCAATAAAAATGAAAAAATTTTTAAGAATAGAAAATGGTCAAGAATACCATCACGCTATATGTGATCATTGCGGAAAACATGTTTATCCAAGTCACAAAAACTATAATGTTTTTTTTGGTTTTTTTGTGCAGATACAAAAATGTTTGTTAGTAATGATTGTAAAAAAGACTATTATAAAAATAAAAATCAGGGCATTTATGGAATAGCACATATAAACAAATATAGTGAGACACCTGTGATGGTTTCATGGAAAAAAGAACCAAAGTTTGTACCATTATATCAGGAATTAATTTTTGACAAAAGAAATCCTTCACAATTATTATTGTTTGAATAAAAACAATTTAAACCGCTCCAAGTGAGCGTTTTTTTTGTGTCAACTAAAAAAAAATAGTTATTTTTGATATTCACAAATCTTTAAAACCTAAAAAAGTATGAAAAAGGCATTCCTTTTGGCAATAGCCATAATTTTTATTTCATGTAATTCAAATAACTTTTCAAAAGTAAAAGTGGGAATGACAGTCAAACAAGTAACTGATTTAGTTGGAGAGCCTAAAGAGAAACAGGAATTGTTTGGTAAGTGGTATATTTATGATGAAAACATCATTGTTTTTTTTAATGATACCGTTACAAAAAGCATGACAAAAGAAGAATTAAAACAATCAATGAAAGAGGTAAACAAAGGCCTTAAAGATTTGAGTAATTAAAAAAATAAATAATGACTAAAGAGCAAGAATTCAAACAAAAACGTCAGGAGGTTATTGAAAAATTTAATAAGCAATTTATCGATAATAATTATAATACGGATCCAACCACTCATAAGGTAATTGAACTTTTAATTAGAGATGCTAATCCCTATACCATTATAGAGCATCTAATAACTATTAATCAAGATTTACTAAAAGAATATGAGAAGCTTATTAGGATAGGTTAAATATAAAATAAACATCAAAACCCACTTCAAAAAAGTGGGTTTTTTTATGATAAAAAAGTTTTTTACTTTTGTGAAATGGCAAGAGATATTGATTTACAAACCCAAAAAAGACAGGAGGTAATTGCTTATTTCAATAAGCTATCATCGGTTGTGGAATTAGGTGTTAAAAAATATACAATTGCTTACTGTACAGCTGCGACTGCCCAAAAATTCTACTTGCGTCCAAAAACAGTTGAAACCTATATTTATCGATAAGTACTAATAGGTTCGTATAAGTTACTTTGGTTGTTACTTATTAATTCTGTTTCCTCTCGAATTACCTCGACCTCCATTTGTTCAAATTGCATTAACTCATATAGCTCACTTGCAGAATCATCTGTCATGGATAACTCATAGCGCTGTACATATAATATACCCGCTCCGCCTGTTTCCACTGGATTAAAACCTGTACGGCGCATAGTGCTATAATAATTACCATAAGTGGCATGAAAACAGGCATTAATTTTGGTCAATAAATCTAGAAAATCTAAGGCTTTTTGCTGCTTTTTACTTCCTTTTGAGGTATCTGCAAAGGTTTCATAAAATAAATATACATCCACCTGCAGGCGTAATTCTTGTTTTTTTTCTCCTTGATCATCGGCCGCTAAAACACGATACCCTAAAAATACTGCAGGAGATCTAAAAGGATGTTCATCGGCCATAAAAGATACTTGCTCACTCCATAAATCAATATGCTTTATTTCGCTAATGTTGTCGCTGATACGCTTTTCATGTTCAAGGTATAGGTTTTTTAAGTCTTTCATTTAAAACAGGTTTTATTGGTTTTTAAATCGTTTTTCAATCATTTGTATAAATTTAGTGTCGATGATCTTATTAAAGGCCTCTGACGGCCCCATAAATTGTCTTTTAGGGGTAGTGATACTAAAGTGGGTTTTCTTAGTTAAAGCCATTGATTTATACCTTGAATCTCCAGTTTGTTTGTATTTATACCAAAAAAACTTTTTCATTTTTGCTGTCACCGGAATATTTGTAACTCCACCCTCATTATGTATCTTGGCATATTTTGAGTCTGAACCAACTATAACGCGCTTAGTATTAGCGCTAATGAGTTTAATAGAATCACGCAAAGCTCCAGACTGTGTCAAAATAGCTCGACCAGTATTCGTATTGTTTTTTCGTTCACTCCATGGCTGTAAAGATGAGTCAAGAAACCCCTGTTTTTCAAAATTACCCATCACAAAATTAATCATCTCTACCTCGGCAATAGTTTGGGCATCAATGATTAATTGTTTTGCAATTGTATTAAAATCAGGAGTTTTTTCTAACATATTCAAAAAATGTATTATATTTGCAGTGTATAAATGAGGGCGCGGTTCTGAAAGGGGTCAAGCCTTCTCCCTTTTTATAGCAGTTTCTCAATTGCTTTATAGTCCTTTTTTAAAATCATTTCTCTTGTGATTTCTATGGCATTTTGACCCTTTACAAAAAATATACTATCAATTCTTTTGCCTCTATTAACACTAATTTTATTTTCCAATTGGTCAGTAATATTTTTTAGTGTTATTTTTTTTACATTGTCTAAAGCAAAAACGATAGAATATTGATTTGTATTTAATTTCATTTTTTCTTTCATGCTTTTGAATCCGTTATAAATTCCTCTTTTTTCAGAATCAATTACTTTTAAATCAGATAAAATAGACTTAGCTTCATACTCTGGGTTTTTTACTCCATCAATTTCAACGTGGGATCTTATTTTGAAATCAATGTTTAATTTTTCTACTATTATTTTAGCATAATGATAGTTGTTTTTAATATCATTTGGATCCGCCCAAGTTGAAACGGCTAACTTTGCTTTTTTAGTTTCAAACACCGTTTGATAATCAGGAGTTGAAAATTTTAAGTCTTCAAAACTGGCCTTAATTTTTTTAGCGTCTTGTGCAGGAAAAACAAAATACGGATGTTCGTTTTCATTAAATACCATATTGCTTTTACCTACGTTACCATGAAAGCCTGGTGTTGGATTTCCATCGGGTGTTCCTGGAGTAATATCACTATCTGATTGAGTAACATAACATCGGCAATTCCACCCATTTGGGGGGTACCATTTGTCCCAAAATGGATCATCTATAGGTTTAGTTATACCTTGCAAATTTCGATGTTCCTCACGTACTCGGCCATCATTAGCCGTTTTATAAGTCAAATTAGGATATATCTGTTTTTGACTTTGTATTTTGTCCCACTTTTGGGACATGGCTCCAGAACGATTAGCAGTTACAAATTCTGTTTGGAGATATTGTACATTATACTCTTGATTGACCTTTAGGGCCTCTTTTTTAAAATCTGCAAAGGAGGATTTATTTCCTAAAAAGTAATTCATTTTTGCTAGCTGCTGATACGTTTTAGCTGCTGAAAATCGATATAAGTTTTGATTTAACTGTAATTTACTCTTAGCACTTGTGTCATAATTAAAGTAATCTTTGCCATATCCATCAACTAAAGCCCCTTTTACATCATTCAAAATAGTAGTCAATAAATTACTATTCAAGTCTGATGGTTGTAAGGTTCCTGCATGTAATTGTTTAGCAACTTTTTCAATTAGTTTAGTGTAATTAGTCAACTCAACAGCTTCAAAGGTACCATGATCATCATTACACTTGGAATTGTAAAAACCTATAATTTCGTTCTGTAAAAAGCTACTGGCTGTAACTTTTGAGACTTTTTTTTTTGATTGCCCGGGTCAATTGGAGCAGTTGCTGAACTATCCTGTTTTAATCCAACAATAGGAATTCCTGTTTTGTCTGTGATGAATTTAGCATCGACTTCAAATCCTGCTTGAGAAATGCCCTTAACCATTTCTATAATTTCTGTAGGGGTCATTTCCTTAGAATCGTCCCAATCAAAAGTATAGTTTTTCAATACACTATACACCGGACTAATTAATTGCAAACGCCAAAGCAATTCGGAATTAATAACATCTTTAATGTCAGTTTTATCGGCATCATGGCGATCATCAGACACATCCTGCATTACTTTTAAACTTCCGTAGGTTCCCTTAGCATTAGCATCAGTAGTACCATCTTGACCTAAAATTCTTTTGGTCATTTCAGAGTTCATACGGTCAATCAATTTATCAAAAATCTCATATGAACTTGCCCCAGAGGAGTTCATAACCTCTATTTTTTCATTACCTTTTAAAACGGCCCAATGGTTGCTGACCATATTGGCCATCATATCAGCAAGCTCATTCTCTCGGCTTTCGCTATAGCTGTCAGTTGTTACCCAACGAGGAGGAATGCCATACTTTTCTACAAATTCAGACCATGAAGCCTTTGCAAACTTCTTAGTTAAGGCATCGGGTGCTACGTCCTTAAGTATTCCTAAATCTTTGTTTTTACCAATTTGAATGTAGTAAGGCTTCAAAGGATCCTCTTTATAAGAATATCCTTTTTCGTCTCCGTTTTCCTTTACAATTAATCCTTTGTCAGGAATGATATTCTCCTGTTCAATAAAATTGACGTTTGCCAATTCCATTGTATCGGGATTTAAGTCCCAAAGTTCTACAACGGTTGTTCCCCTAAACTTGGCCATTATGGCGTGATATATGAATGAGTTAAACCAGGGCTGCTCAAAGAGTTTATTTATTTCGGGGTTGGATTTTCCTGTGGTATCCACAAACTTAAACTTTGACTGCTTTATTTTTAATACACGGCTTTCAATCACTGAAGCTAAATGGCTGTCTAATAAAATGCTATCACAAAGCTCGATGTAGGGTTTACGATTTGCATTTTCAGCAAGTTGTGCCAATGTCAAAGCATCTTTCCATTTCTTGATAGTTTGAACGGATAATGTTTTGCTTTTTTGCAAAATAATGTTAGACGGTCTATTGTCGTAGGTTTTTCCCACTTTTGCTCCTTGTGCCATAATTAATAATAGTGTTCTTCATTTTTATTATTACCCCATTTAACCTCTTTTCGAGCATTCTCTAATACAGGCAATGCGGGCGTTTCTTTACCCTGCTTTACTTCTTTTAGCCAATCCATTGCTAACCTGTACTCTTCATTGAATGTACTAGGAATTTTTCGTGCTTTATTGCGTTTGACTATTGCATAATTAACCAGTGCGCTAAGCATTTTTTTGATTAATGGCTTGTCTTCGTATTCCAGCTCGCTAAATATTTTACTCACATCGTATCTTTCTCTTAGCTTGCCTTTCATCATCGCAATGTTTTCAAGCTCCACTGTTTCGAGAATTTCTAAATCATCTTCAATACTATCATCAAGATATTCCTCAAATATTTGAGTTGTTAAGTCTTTTTTTTCTAAAAAATATAGTGCCATTAATATACGTGTTTGCGTTCAACTCTTCCTGTCATTGGTCTACCTGGTGGTTTTGGTGGAATCCATTTAGATAAAAAAGTAATACATTGTTCGTCTGCATCTGGGGAGTCATCATGACTAGTATAACCGGGTTCTATTCCCAATAGTAGTGCATTACCAACTATAGTATCATTATGAGACTTCATTTTTTCATTGTACCAGACCCTGTTATTTTGATAATAGCTGTACATTGAAATAATTCTGCTCTCTTTTTTACTTTTAGGAATATTGACTTGTGTTAATCTTAAATCAATGTCTTTTTCTTTTTCAACTACTTCAATAACTTCTTTAACCGCATCATTCCAAAACTGGGACTCAAATCGCCATAATATTTTCACACTATCGGGTAACCATTTTTGAAAGTCGGCCATAAACTCAACAGCAGGCTTCATTTTGGACTTTTTTACATAGCTAGTTATGTAATAAAATTGTTTGTCTTTAAGCCCCCAAATACGAACCGCATTATAATCTGCCGTTGGAGTTCCTGCATAGGCTATATCCCAGTGCCCTACAATACATTCAAAGTGGTCAATTCTGGGCAATGTAGTCCACTGTATATCTTCAGTCTTCCAATATTTTCCCTCTACATGAGGCTCTTGATTATACTCAGACAGAGCTGCTAAAATGTCATCATCTTCAATTTCCTTATAATAATTTTTACCATATTTTTTATACCACCTAGGCTTATACGTAATTGGGTCATAAGCCTTTATATGATGTACTTTCCATTTGGGATGTTTTTCCTGTAATTTCTTTTGAATCATTATCGGCGCAAAAGCATTATTTGCTTGCATAAATCTCCTAGTTTCGCCATCCATCGTGGGAATTAATGACCTCTCGATCCATCTTACAAGTGTATCCTGGTTCTTTTCATTACTAATAGTTTCTTTACTTTCAATATCATCTACTACAATATAGTTTGGGCGTAAAGGGCCTACCCTTAAACCCCTACAATTTTGCCCAATACCTAAGGATTGCCCAATAAAATTTCCGTTTTTAGTTTGCCATAGTTTTTCATCCCATCCGCCAAACTTTTTTTGTTCACCAAAATCTGAAATGATTTGAGTATTATTTTCAAATTCAAGTCGTAAATCTTCTAATAATTGGGTCGCCTTACTTTGGTTTGTTCCAATTATAACCATATACACCTTTTCATCATTTAGCCATAGCCAAAAAGGTAATAAAGTATTGCACACTACAGATTTGGCCAGACCCCGACCCCATTCACAAAACCCTCGAAAGTTTTTGTCTTTCTTAACCATTTTTGCATACTGAATATGAAAATCGGGGGTTTCAAACGTAGCATAATGAGGGAAATACCTTTGAACCATAAAAGGAAAATCTTTTTTTGCCCTATCAATCGCAGCTTTTTTCTCCTCTTTAGTTTCATTAGGATTCCCTTTCCCATCAGATGCTCGAATGAGTTTTATTTTCGCAAGAATCCTCTGTTTAGCTATCTTATCTGCTACTTTCATTAGTCTGCGTCTAGGACTTTATTTTCAGCCGTATGATTAATTTTATTAGTATTGAAATCATAAAATAGGCCAGTTATCACTTTTACGCGATACCTTTTTCCATGTAATCTTCTTTCTTTAATAATTTGTCCGATTTGGTATCCACAACCCTTTTTAAGAAGATGAGCTCCTAGTTGCAATTGCCATTCTTTTGATGTAGCTCTATTGAGCAACAAGTTTAATATGATTTTAAACATAATTTAATTAGTATTTAAGTGCTAGTTCGTTAGTATGATTTTCAAAGAATTCTAATAAAGCTAAATGATGTTTTGCATCAACTCTTGAAATCATATCGCTCATAATTAAATCCATTACATTGATATAAGTGTTATAAGGGATTCTGTGTTCCTTCTCAAAACCATCCTTAGTCTTATTTAACTTAGCAATGGCGTCGACTAACTTGGTTTTTTGCTCCGGCCTGGCATCTTTATCATTTTCCATCGCAACTAAATTCTCGGCATACATATCAATCAAACTATTGATATTCTGAAGCCCATTTTTTTGAGAGCCTAACAAGGCGTTACGGCGTTCTTTCCATTTGAATTTTTCAACCCAATCGCCCACCGTTTTTTCACTCACGCCAACTAATTGTGCGATGTCTTTAGCCGTTTTTTTACCCTTTATGTATAAATCCTCTGCTAGCTTTTGCTCTCTGATTTTTGCCATTGATTTGTTTTTTCTACCACAAAATTGCACAATCAATATGGATTCAATATTTACTAGTTTCTAATATGAGGATTGTAATCCTGACTATTAGTATTACAATCCTTATGATGGATTTCTGATTTTTTTAAACAGGGAAATAACCCAAATTTTGCCCTAACAAATAGCGGAAAAACTAAATGAAAAACGTATGTAAAGACATCTTAATAATCGGAGCGGGAAGCACTGGACTGACCGCTGCCACCTTTAGTGCATTGGCTAAGGATTATCCACTTGTTGTTACTGCTGAGGCAAAAAACAATAAAGCCTATTTGAGAATTACTGGGCTTATTTATGAATGGAATAATTCTGCAGAGGAAGTAACCCGACAAATTGATGAGTTTTTAGCTCAAGGAATTCAAGATGTAGAGGTCTATTTAAATGGCCCAGGTGGTGATGTTTTTCAGGCCGCCGAAATAGAAAATCAAATTCAAAGATTTCCCGGTTCTAAAACGGGCATTGCTGGTGCCTTATTGGCTTCTGCTTATACAAAAATAGCCGTTTCATTAGATAGTTGCGAAATGGCCGAAAATGGTCAATTTATGTACCATAAGCCCTCTGGACGATTAAGCGGTAATGAGGATGCAATTGCATCGGGTTTAAAATTGCTTCAAAACATGTCCATTCAATATAAGGAGGCTTATTCCGCAAAGACTGGGATTTCAGTTGAGGATATTGAGTCCAATTGGTCAAAAGGAGATGTTTGGCTTTCGGCTAAAGAGGCAGTTGACTTAAAATTTATTACTGGAGTAACCAAAAAAGCTCCAATTACAAGTGAAACTAAAGCCTTGTTTCAGGCCTGCGGTTCTCCAACAATTCCAAAAATTACAAATCACAAAAAACCTTTAAAAACTATGGATCAAAAAATCCTTGCCCTATCCTTAGGGCTTCCGGAAGATGCTTCCGAAGAAACAATCAAAGCAACAATTCTAGCCAATAAACAAGCGGCTGAAGAGGCTAAAGGATTGAAGGCCGAAAAAGCCCAAAATGAAGCGGCAGCTATTACCTCTAAAGCTGAAGCATTAATTAATGGCGCAATTGCTGCTAAAAAAGTAAATGCTGCACAGAGTGAAAGTCTTAAAACTTGGGCAAAAACTGATTACCCAGGTTGTGAAAGCTATATCAATAGCTTAACTGCCTTAGGAAAAGTATCTGATGCCATTGTGCCCGGTTCAGAAGGAAAAACCAAGGCATTTGCTGAGATGACACCTGCAGAACAACAGGCGCTAGCAGAATCAGATCCAGAGGCATTTAAAGCGTCCTATTTTGCATCTCTAGAAGCAAATAAATAAAAGCAAAAACCCAGACAAGGAAAATCTAGCTGCTTATAGCCTAGAGCAGCAGCTAGATTTTATTAAAAAGAAAAAAAACAAAAATTATAATTATGAAAAAGAAGTTAGGAATATTATTTAGCTTACTACTTATGGTAGTAGCGTTTACTACAGGATTTGCGAAAGAGCATCCAAAGGGAGTTGCAATGGCAACAGTAACAATTGTAGATGGAGATTTATTGAATGAATTGAACGAAAAATTCATTTTGACCAAATTTAGAAGTTTAGGGACCTGGTTACAAGAAGTAACTAGTAAAGATAATTGGGTGGGCAATAACTCCATTAAAATTCCTAAACGTAAAGGGGATAGCGCACCACAGGTATTAATTAATAATACGGTTTATCCAATGGTCTCTTCTGGTAGAGATGATGAACAAGTAGTAGTTTCTCTTAATAAATATTCTACCGAAAATAGACACGTAACACAAGATGAGTTGTACGCAATTGCCTATGATAAAGAGGGAGATATTAATATGGAGTTGAAAGATGAGCTTGAAATCAAAGTAACCGAGCACGCATTATATTCCATTTCTCCAGTGTCTAATTCAGCGGGTACTCCAGTGATTGAAACTACAGGAACATTGGACGGGACTCGTAAAAGATTATGTAAGGCTGATGTAATTAGGATTAAAGCTGCAATGGATAAAGCGTCTGTACCAAAATCCGGCAGAATTTGGGTTATGAATTCTACCCACGCTAATGATTTATTAATTGAAGACTCTGTTTTTGAAAAAGGATACCAAAACCGTGTAGACGGAGCAATCGCTATGAATTATTACGGATTTAAAATCTATGAGGAAGTGTATACTCCAACCTACCACGCTACAACTAAAGTAAAATTAGCTTTTGATAGTGTAACGTCTGGTAGAACCTCTTCCATTATTTTTCATAAATCAAGTTGTGTAAAGGCTAAGGGAACAGTTGATCGTTTTGCAAGGGATAGAAAGGCTGATCCTGAGAATAGAAAGTCAGTAGTAGGTTACGACTTGTATTTTGGTTGTTTTGCTATTCAGGATCAAGGGTTAGCTGCAGTTATTGATGGTGTATCTGCATAACTAAATATAACTGTAAATGAAGGCTATACTTACGAGAACATTATCTCAAGACAAACAAACATTAGGCAAGCTTGAGCTTTTTAATGAATCAAATACAAGGGTTTTTGAGTGTAAAACGTTAGAACTCCCATGGTTAGATAATAAAAGGCAACAAAGTTGTATCCCCGAAGGGAATTATACTGTCGTTACGAGAAAAAGCCCTAAGTATGGCTCTCATTTTCATGTTACTAATGTAGCTAATAGGGATATGATACTTATCCATTCTGGCAATTATTTTACAGATATTTTAGGTTGTATTCTCGTTGGCGAATCATTCAAAGAAATTAACCATGATGGCTATCTTGATGTTGTTAATAGCAAGGTAACATTATCAAAATTAGTTACAATAGCCAAAAAGGGCTTTACACTTAAAATCCAATGAAAAAAGCATTAATATACTGGTTTTCTTTTCTATTACTTCTGTTGTTTATGACTTCATGTAAGTCAAATAAATTAGTTATTCAAAAAGAGATAACATCTGATGCCATAGTGGAGACACTACATGATACTGTTTTTACAGTTGAAAAAGATAGCAGTTTTTACAATGCTTTGTTAGAGTGCCAAAATGGTAAAGTAGCAATTAAAGCAGTTACAAGTACTGGGTCCGGCAGAAAACTTCAAACTCCAAAGGTATCAATACAAGACAACCAATTAAAAATAGATTGTAAGGCAGAGGCTGAATTACTTTTTGCCTTTTGGAAAAGTCAATATGTAAAAAATTATAAAGAAACACAGAAGCCTGTTATTGTCAATGAGTTAACCTGGTTTGAAAAAACCCAAATTTATATAGGTCGTATAGCTATTTTATTAATAGCACTTTACCTCTTATTGTTATTATTCAAATTTAAACAATTATAAAAATGAAACAAGAAATTATAGATGAAGCTATTGCCGTGTTTACGCAATATCCTTTAGCAAAAGAGGTGTTTATCACTCCAGACTTGCAAGGCTTTTTAAAGGAAGATCGCGCTCGTATGCATGATAAATATTATGTAAAGGTAAAACGTTCAGATGTTAATATGGGCGAAATAGCTACGCCTAAAAGCAAAGACTCAAAACCAGAAAAAAAATCTGCGGAGGAGTTAATTGCTTATGCTGCCACTGCAGCAACTATTGAAGAGCTTGATGCTATTCTAGCTGCTGGAGAAAAAAGAGCAACTGTTGTGGCCGCTTTTACCGCAAGAAAATCGGAATTAACCTCTAATCAAGAGTAGTATGGGGACTTTTGACGGAGTAGTAATAAATAAAGCGGAAGGTGGTTTGAATCGTTCTGAAGCGTCAACTGATGCCGTTATGGCATTGGTTGCTTTTGTCGATAATCCACTTACGAATGCAAGAAATACGGTCATTGAGCTTTCAAGCCCATTACAGGCAGAAGCATTAGGATTTGATGCGGCATATGATGCTAATGAAGCGGTATTGCTTCACCATCATATTTCGGAATTTTTCAGATTGGCACCAAATGGAACCTTGAAACTTGTTGTAACTGATAAAACAACTTCAAAGTTGTTCTTTGAAAGTGCGGCGGCTAAAGCTATTTTTAGAGAACATACGGATGTTAAGAGAATTGGATTTGTCTATAACGATGATATTGCTGGATTAGATCTAGTTGCCGAAATCAATGCCTGCCAACTTTTTATCAATGAGCTTAATGCTGATAAAATCTTTTTAAATGGTATTTATCTTGAGGCAAGAAACGTATCTAAAACAGCAGTTACAAGACGTACACTTTCGGCAGCTAAAGTTAGTTTAGTTATAGCTCAAGATCCTGCTATTGCTAAATTAGATGCAGCCTATTCAAAATATGCTGCAGTGGGTTCTGTTCTAGGAATGCGCGCCGCTCGTAAAGTCAATGAAAATTTGGGTTCAGTGGATATTATTTCCAAACCTAATGATAAAAAAGGCCAATTAACCTATCCATTAACAGATAGTTTGAAGGGCTTATGGTTATCAGCTGCATTAAGTGATGGAACGGCTGTTTCTTCTCTTACTAATATTGAAAAAACCAATTTGACAACCAATGGTTATATATATGCGGGAGGCTTTCAAGGTTTTGCAGGTGTATACTTTAATGGGGAGCCAACGTGTACTAATGTTTCTTCAGACTATTCTAGCGGTGAAAATAATGGCGTTTGGGATAAAGCAGCTCTAGGCATTAGAACTGCTCTTTTGCCAAAAGTTCGCGGCTGGTTTCAACGTAATTCTAGTACCGGAAATTTACGAGATACAGCTATTGCTGATTTAGAAAATATTGGTAAAAAACCATTACAAGTAATGCTTTCAGCCTCTGAAATTAGCGGGTTTGATTTGGTTATTCCACCATCGCAAAACCCAAATGACCAAACGCCTTTACGTGTAATTGCAACGGTTACTCTTGGAGCAATCATTCACACTTTTGAAGTTAATTTATCCTTAAACTAATAGTATGGCAAAAGTAACAACGTTAATAAATGCCTTTGGGCGTATGGCCGGGTGGAACTCGGCAACTCTAAACCTTTATGGAAGGGATGTAGAAGGAATTTCAGAGCTAGGCTATGATGATAGCATTGAAAAGGAGCTAATCAAAGGGGCTGGTAGAATGCCCATTGGTATTGGTGAGGGTGATTATGTTGCTAAAATGCAACTAAAACTGTACCAGGAAGAGGTTATTGCTATTATGGATTCGTTACCCGCGGGGACTCGTTTACAGGATATTGCTCCTGTTGATGTAATTGTTCAGTATACCTACAATAATCGTATCTACAAGGATATTATTCACAATGTAGAGTTTACAAAAGTAGGTAGAGCCGTTAAAAAAGGAGATAAAACAGTGGAACAAGCTGTAGAAGTTATTTGTACACACATTGATTGGAACGTATAGCCATGGATATTAAAGAAACAAAAAAAACCGAAAAAGTTGTAGATCCAATAGGGTATTTAAACGATGTTCAATTGACTGCCTTAAAAGCTACAAAATCTACAAAATACATTCATGAAGTAATTACTGTTGATGATGATGAGCAGACACATGCAACTTATTTTACTAAACCAACCTTAGACCATTTACAGGTTTTAGCTGATTATGCTAAAAAGGATCAAGAAATGGTGGGTTTAGCAATCTTGTTCAATACATGCCGCGTGGGTGGTTCTGAAGAGGTATTAGTAGATGACGAAATGAAAGCCTCTGCTTACAAGGCCTTGGCTCAGCTCTTTAAAAGAAGGGAAGCTATTGTAAAAAAGCGATAGCGGATGAATCTATTTCGTCCGATGCTGATTCTGATTTTTATAGGCGTGGTAATGCTTTAATTCGAGGGGCTTTTCAAATAGATCCGATGGAACTATCTATTAAGAAATGGGTTCAACTTTATCAAGAGGCCATCTACCTCAAGACATTAGACGCGGAAATACAAACTAACATATTAGCAAAAATTTTTGGAGCAAATCCTGAGACAATAGAATAATGGCAGATCAACAAACCAATTGGGTACTAGAATTAGTCGATAAAATCACTACGCCTGTTAAAGAGGTAACGGCGGGTATCGACAAACTTGAAGACGCAGTTAATCATGTTGATGATAAGATTGGAAAACTGGGAGATGATACTCAAAAGGCATTTAAAAAGCCCACAGATTCTCTGAGATTATTAGCCGCACAAGCAGGTGCGCAAGCCATTACTAATTTGGGACAGCCCTTATTAGATGGTGCTAATGGCGCTTATGCGTTAGACGCCTCCTTAAAGGAATTAAAGGCTATTACTGGAGTCACAGATGATGCCCTTTCTCAAATTAAAGTAAATGCTCGTGAAACGGCAGTCGAGTTTGGTGGTAAGGCCCAGGATAATATTAGAAGTTATACTTTATTACTATCTAAATTATCCCCTGAAATTGCTGATAATCCTGCGGCACTTGACCAAATGGGGACTAGTGTGGCAAAACTTGCCGAAACAATGCACGGAGATTTAGAAGGGGCAACTAATGCGGCATCTAGTGTAATGAATCAATTTGGGGTTGATTTAAGTGACCCTGCTAAGGCGGCCGAAACAATGGATATGATGTTAAACCAAATGGTATCATCTGCCAAAGTGGGAAGTCAAGAGGTGGATCAAGTGGCACAAGCCGTTGATCAAGCTGGGGCAAAAGCTAAAAATGCTAATGTAGATTTTGCCGAAACAAATGCAGCATTACAAGTTCTTGGAAAATATGGTAAGGAAGGGGCTGAAGGAGGTATTGCTTTAAGAAATGTACTTTCTATTCTAGACAAAAAAGAGTTCTTGCCTAAAGAAGTTTTACAGCAATTGCAAAGTGCGGGTATCAATGTTGATAAATTAGCGGATAAGTCTAAACCGCTTGCAGAACGACTGGCTGAGCTTCAAAAGTTAAAAGGAAAGGATAACGTTCTTGGAGCTATGTTTGGTATGGAAAATACTATTGCCATAACTGGTCTTCTTGAAAATCTTGACTTGTTAAAGCAATATACTGCTGATATCAAAAATGACCAGACCGCTCTTAATGATATGGCCGCTACAATGGGAACTAGCTATCAAGAACAAAAAGATAGAATTGTCTCCTATTTTGATGACATAAAGTTGAGTATTTATGGAGCAACTGGTAGCATGTTACCATTCGCGGATTTAGGTCTACAGGGAATAACGGATCTTGTTAATTTGGCTCCTGGACTAATGGCCATGAAAGGCTTGTATGATATGTTAAAAGCATCAACTGTTTTTCAAACTATTGCGCAATGGAATTTAAATGCTGCAATGGATGCAAATCCAATAGGGGTTATCATTATTGCCATTACAGCTTTAGTTGCTATTGTTGGAACTATTATATCCTACTATGATGACTGGGGAGCAGCAGCTACTTTTATACTTGGCCCATTAGGAATGATTGTAAACCTGGTAATGTCTTTTGTCAAACATTGGGATAGTATAACTGAGGCTTTTTCTAAGGGAGGTGTTTTAGAAGGATTTAAACGGATTGGTTTAGTAATTTTTGATGCTATTTTATATCCACTTCAGCAAATGTTAGGGTTGATTGAAAAGATAACCGGTTATAAAATAGCAGGTGGTTTTGATTCAAAATCAATTGCTGAAATGAGGAAGAAGCTTTCACTTACTGAAAATGATCCGAAAAAAGAAAAGGATAAAATAGTTCCTCCAGAACATAAGCCGCCATTAGCTCCAGAAAAGCCAGTAAATCTACCTAGTAATATTGGTAGTAGTAACGGAGGAAATACATCGGCTGCAGGAAAAATTATCAATATGACTTTGAACGTGTATAACACCTATAAAGTGATGAAGGAAGATTTGCAGGATTTTGAGAAAATTACAGAGCATGTAGTGGGAAGAATTAACGATACAATGAAAGATGCATTAATAGCGGCAGGATCATGAGTAATTATACTATACCCAATTTATTTTTAGAGGCTTTTGGACTAAAGGTTAATTCTATGTACAATCCAGAATTATCTCAAGGTAATCCAGATGCTCCAAAGGGTCTATTTACGGGACTTGAAATTGTGCAAGATAGTAATGAGGTCTATGACATGAGTGCTCTTGGAACTCCCGTTTTATGGCCAATAGTTTTTTCTTCAGGAAATTATAAAAAATATAATGATAAGGGGGAAATTGTTACTAAAAAAATGGGGGACTTTAGATTGCCAATTGCCTCAATTATCTCATTTAAAAGGGATAAAAGAATGGCTGAAACAAACATCAACGGTGGGAAAGACTCAGTTAAAGAGATTTATGGTTTTTCTAGTTGGGTAGTTACAATTAATGGTTTTTTAATTCCAGATGCTTCACAGCCTCAAGGATTTAAAACACCATTACAACAGGAAAAAGAGTTAGTGAAATGGGATGATTTAGCAAGTTCAATCGATGTTTTTGGGGAGTTATTTTCCGTTCGTAAAATTAAGAGTTTATCAATTAAAGGTATCAATTTTGAACCGATGCGCGGTAAACCTAATATACGATCATATACAATTGATGCATTAAGTGATCAGCCTATTGAATTAAATATAAAAAGTAGTTTATGACTTTAGCAATGGTATCTAAAATAGTTTTTCCGTCCACCTCCACACATAATGAAATTATCATTAGACAGTGTAATTCAGTTCGTATTGAAAGTGGTTGGGAAATGCTAACAGATACTGCGGTTATTGTTCTACCAAGAAATGTACGTGACTTTGACAAACTGAACGTAAAAACAATTTTTAAAAAAGGAGATCCCGTTGAGATTTATTTGGGCTATGATGAAAATTTAGTGTTGGAATTTACAGGATTTATTAGTGAAGTATCAGCAGATATTCCGGTAAAAATCAAGTGCGACGATTATATGTATCTGCTAAAAAAGCACTCAGTAAATGTTGCAATGAAAAATTCAAAATTATCAGATTTGATTCGAGCAATAGTTCCCGCTGGAATTCAATATGAAGCTGCAGATATAAATATCGCGCCAAAGCGTTATCCAAACACTACGGCGGCTAAGATATTAGAAGATTTACAGGATAATAATATTTACTCCTATTTTGTGGGTAAAAAATTAATTGTAGGTAAAATTTATTCCGACAATACAACTGAACCAGTTGTTCTGAATTTTACGCAAAATGTAGTTGATAATAACCTGCAGTATAAAAATAAAGAAGATGTTATCATCAAAATTATTGCTACTTCAACTTTACCAAAAGGGCGTAAGTTAAAAGCTGAGTTTGGTGATGATTTTGGGCAAGAACAACATTTATCATACTATAATATTCAATTAAAATCTGAATTATTATATCTGGCCAAGCTTGACTATGAAAAATATAAAGTAGAGGGATTTGACGGAACAATTACCATTTTTGGGATGCCCAGTGTACGTCATGGAATGAAAGCTCAAATAATAAGCAATCAATATCCAGACAGAAAGGGTTTGTATCATATTAAAAAAGTAACTAAGGAATTTGATGACAGCCCAAAATATAGACAGATACTAAACTTAGATAAAAAAGTACAATGAGTAAAAGTCTTAAGGAATTTAAAAAATTATTGACTCATAAGATGAAGTCCCATGTGCCTTTACAAACAGAATGGGTAACTGTAAAAACGGTAGACTGGGAAGAAAAACTAATGACTGCCGTGGGTGAGAATAATGGGCTGGAATATGCGGATGTTCTATTAGGATTAGGGTCTATAAATATAAAACCCAAAATAGGTTGTTTAGCCTTAGTTGGAGCTATTCATAACGGGGACGGCTGTTTTATGATTTTATGTGAAGAAATTGAAGAAATTGAATTAACAGATCAATCTGGATTTAAAGCGGTTTTAAATAACGGTTTGATGACAATTAATGGTGATCAATTTGGAGGGATTGTTAATGCTAAAGAGCTGAAGAAACAATTGGATAAAAACACATTGATTCTTAAAAAAATGCAAACTGCATTTAAGAACTGGAATCCTACTCCTAATGATGGAGGCGCGGCCTTAAAGGCTCTTGTACCCAGTTTTGTCTTATTAGAAAGAGCTGATTTATCAAGTATTGAAAATCCTAAAATAAAGCACGGAAATGGATAAAGATATACAGTTAAATGCTGATAATGATTTAAAAATAATCAATGGGGATTTTTTAATAGATCAAAGCGATATGCAGGAGGTTGGGATTATTTTACAAATGAATCAGGGGGAATTAAAGAGTGACCCATTGATGGGTGCTAATATCACTAATCGAATTAGAGGTGTTTATGATCAGCTTAAATTACAACGTCACATAGAAACACAGCTTGAAATGGATGCTAAAGACTATGACTCAATTAAAGATAAATTAACTATAAATCAATAAGATGTTTGAACTTATTAAGCCCTATTTATCGGAAGCTTTTACAGCTTTAGTAGTTGGACTACCAACATGGTTTATTGCTAGAAGAAAAAATAATGCGGAGGCTACAACAACCGAAATAGATAACGGCGCTAAAGTAGTTGATTTATATAAGGAGGCCCTTGATGATCTTCCGGCTAGATATGAGGAAAAATTTCAACATATCCAGGAAATGGCTCATAATGTCGAAAAACTGTTTGAAAAAAAAGAGGCGCTTTTATTGCAAGAAATTGAATACCATAAAAAACAGGCTGCATTGTATAAAAAAATGTATGATGATAAGGTTAGAGAGTTTAATAAATATAAGCAATCTCATCCATGACTGCAATTGAAAATCAATCCTTATTTGATATTGCTATTCAAGAGGAAGGTAGTGTTTTGGCGGTATTCGATTGGGCCATACAAAACGGCTTATCAATAACCGATGAGTTAGCACCAGGGCAGCAATTGATTCCCGCTGGCTCTCAATTTAAAAATTTTGATGTGGCAAACTATTATAAGGGTAAAAATCAAATGATTGCAACAGCTTCTAATAATTTGGAAATTAATGCGCCGGAGATGGGTATAGGAACTATGATTATAGAAACAAATTTTACAGTAGCATAAAATGGCTAGATCAGTACAAGAAATACAGAGCGTAATTTTTTCAGCTATCACAGCAAATGAAAATTTAGCGGGGTTGAACTCTCAAAGTAAAGTGGCGATTTATAGGCTGATTGTTTTTATAGTCGCTTTTGCCATTTGGACACTCGAGGTATTATTTGATACTCATAAATCCGAACTACAGACGGAGCTTTCCAATCAAAAAAGTGGTACACTGGCTTGGTATAGAACAATGGCATTAGCTTTTCAATATGGCTTTACATTAATACAGGACAGTGATAAATTCAATAACCAAGAGGCCACTGCAGAACAAATAGCGGCAAGTAAAATAGTAAAGTACTCTGCAGTAAGTGAAGGGTCTGTAGATAGCCGTATTGTAATTAAAATAGCGGGTGAAACTGCCGGTACTTTAGCGCCTATTACAGCTGATCAATATACAGCATTTGAGGCCTACATAAATGAGGTACGCTATGCCGGTGTTAAAGTGAGTATCATTAATTATTTGCCGGACAAATTGTCTTTAAACATAAAAATTTATAGAGACCCACTATTAATTGATGCTATGGGCAACTCTATTTTAAATGGTGGAAAACCTGTGGAAGATGCTATTAAAGCATATATGAAACAACTACCCTTTAACGGAGAATTAATTTTAGCTCATTTAGTTGATCATTTACAAAGAGTAGAAGGGGTTATAATTCCGCATATAATTAGTGCGCAGTCTAGTTGGATTGATCCTACTGCAAATGGTTATCAAACGGCTCAACCAATTAATGTAAGAACGATTCCAGTGAGTGGTTATTTTGAAATGGTCGATTTTAATGGTATTGAGTATGTGGTATAAGGTTGAATATAATAAACTAATTGTGTTAATGCTGCCACCATTTCTAAGGAAAGCAAAACTTATAGGATATATTCAAGCTCTTGTAGCTCCTATTGATACTTTATATTATAAATGGACTCTTTTAAGAAAAGATAATTTATATAAAGTTCATCATAACGGGCAAATATGTTATTTAAAAAAAGTCCTTAATGATAAATTAGACCCAAGTCTACGCAGAATATACATTGTTAATGGTAATCGATATAAACGTGAGTATCTCTATACTAGGCCTGAGAATAGACCTAGATATTTGGGAACCCTTTTTCTGAATCGAAATTCAGACTATGCTGATACGGGAGTCGATTTTATTGTAATTGCACCAAAAGAGATTATTAATTCATCACCCTATGAGCTAAGAGTTTTAATTGACTTTTATAAACTGGGTGGTAAACGATATAAAGTAGAAGAATTATGAATTTATTAAAATTTTTGCAAAGAGTTGGCTTCCCGATGGACGTTAATGTGCTTGACAATATGCAAAAAGCATACCAGCTATTTAATGGACTTGGCGCTTTGGCCGGGGATTTATCCATTATTAAAGGCTGTGAGCTTACAGGAAGTACGGTGAGCAACGGCATTGTGTACATTAATGGCGAAGTACTGGAGTTTAGATCTGGTATTGTTTCTGAAAATGTGATTATTGTAGAAGAAAAAGAAACCGCAGAGTTTGAAAATACAGAAATTCACGAAATTCATTATGTGCGTTATGCCACTTTTGGGGAGGCGACTACAAGCTATCCATGGGCGAATTTTAAACGCGCTTTTCCTACTAAGGAAATTGCGGGAGCTTTACAGAATAAAGCAGAAGCCTCGGTTGTGTCTGCCTTGATTGAAAGATTAATTACTCTCGAAACTAAATTAGCAACAATTGCTACGGGAGCAGAAGTCAATGTTCCTATTGATTGGGATGCAACTGAAGGGGATGGGGTAATTTTGAATAAACCCATAATTGTATCTCCTTTTTTATATAAAGGGACATTTTCTGTTGGAGATGTGGCAGCTCCTGGAGCTGATACTACGCTAACAATTCCTATTCAAGACGTGGGAACTTCAAACTATGTGGTTGTTGGATCGCTTGTTTCTAGAGCTAGCGTACTTGTAGATAACGATGTTTGGTGGATTACCAAAAATCCTAGCCCTACCTCTTTCCAATTATCTCTTCGTGAAGCGGCTAATGGAACGCAAAATTTAGAATTTAGATACGCATTAATAGCACTATAATTATGGCAAATTTAAATACAATTAAAAACTGGTTTAAAACCGGTTCAAAACCTACCCAACAGCAGTTCTCAGACACTTGGGATAGTTTTTGGCATAAGTATGATAATATCCCTGTGGCCAAGATTGATGGAGTTGACAATTTGCTCAATCAAAAAGCAAATAAAAGTGTGGTGGATAATCATTTGACTGATTCCAATGCACATGCTGAAAAATTTAGTACTAAAGAAGATAAATCTAAAAAGGGACAAGCCGGAGGCTATGCGCCTTTAGATGAATTTGTAAAAATTGCTGCCGACTATTTACTAATTGTTGATGACTTAGTTACAGGTGGAACCGATAGAATTTTATCCGCGCAACAGGGCGTTGAGTTGCAATCTCAGATCAATCAAATTAATGTATTGTTAGAATCTAATGATGTTAATCTTGATAATGTTCAAGAACTAGTAGATGCAATAAAAACTATTCAAACATCATTACAAACTATTTTAATTAATGATTTAACTACGGGTGGCGTTACAAAAGCGCTTACAGCTGAACAGGGATTAGTTTTAAAGCAATTAATTGACTTAAAGGTGTCACCCACACAATTGCAACAAGTGGCCAGGCCGTATAAAGTTTATACTGCAGTAATGTCTCAATCAGGTACTAATGCGCCACAGGCTACTATTCTTGAAAACACTATTGGCGAAATTATTTGGTCTAGAGTCTCTGCCGGGATATATAGAGGGACACTAGCGTCAGGATTTACCTTTGATAAAATGGCTTTATTTTATGGAGCTACTGCAAATCTAAATTCAGGGCACATATTCACAATATACAGGGAAGATTATAATAATTTAATAATCAGAACTTCAAATCAATATGCAACTGCAGATGGAAATTTTTTACCTAACACAATAGAAATTCGAATTTATGACTAAGATAAAATCATTTATAAAACGTCACTGGGCATTACTAGGCTGGCTAACTTGTTTCGCGGTTAATAATATTTATGGAATTTTAGAGGATTCTGGTTTAAGCCCTGCTCAAATAGAAATAGTCAAAGGCCTTGGCGCGGCTTTTTATGCCTACTACTGGACGAGCAAACATAACATTAATGTTGCTACAAAAAAATTAAAAACAGATGCAAAAAATAACGATTGATCCATCGATTGCTGTTGAGCTTAATGTCGATAGTTTGTCAGTTGATGAGCTTGTAAAAATTGTTTTTGAAGGTTCGGCTAATTGGACAGGAAATTATCAGGTTAAAATCTATAATTCAAGTGCTAAAAATACAGTCATCACACCTAGTGATGCTTTAACTGTTGCCGGTAAAGTAATGACATGGACTATCCAGCCAAAAGAACAGGGACTGAGCGATAATAATTATTATTACGAGCTGTCAGAAACAGAATCTAAAAGAGTTGTGTTTAAAGGCGCTTTGGTAATCAAGAAATAAGATGCAAGTAGAAATTAGAACCATTGGACAAGCTAATACCGTAAGTATTAGCTGCAGCAAGCCTGAGATAATACAAGTATTAGAGATTGAGCCTATACATGTGACATTATCACTTACTAAGGATGGTATTGATGGCAAAGATGGCAAAAATGCGGACCTATCCATTCTAGGCAACTACGAGCGTGATTTTGCACAAGATTTTTTAATGGCACTTAATACTTAGAAAAATGAAACACTTCAAAGAAGCTACCGAAATTTTTGAAAAAATAGTAAATTATTGTGATGTCGACAATGATAAAGAGGAAGTATCTGAAATTCTTAAGGAAAAAGGAATTACAGTAGAATCAATCGCTAAGGATATAGAAACTGGAGTCAATAGCGGTTATTCAGTTGACGAACAAATGGCTATAATTAATCTAATAATTAAAAAATTGATATGACACACGAAGACAGAATAGTAGCACTAGCGGTTCAAGCGGCTAACATAATAAAAGCAGTAAATGCAAAGATTGGCAACATAGCTAATTTATCGACTACTGATAAAACAAGCATTGTTGCAGCTCTAAACGAGTTGAAATCGAATATCATTGCTTTACCAGCGCCAAGCTCGGTAATTGATGATGCAACAGCTAGTTTGACAAAGACATATAGCTCAACTAAAATCACTTCGTTGATTACAACGGCAGTGGCTAATCTAATCAATGGAGCAGGTTCTGATAGTGATACGTTAAAAGAACTTGCAGATAAGATTGTGGCTTTGGCGCAAACGGATACTGGTTTAGTTTCGGTTGCATTGGCGCAGTCTTTCACAGACGTGCAAAAAGCACAGGCAAGGACAAATATCGGAGCTGCATCGGCTACCGATTTAGCTACTTTAGTGACTAGCATTGGCAACACTGATAGAGACTTTGTAGCCGATTTTAACACGGCTTATTTAGCATAAAATGAGTTTAGAAACTAGAATAGCATCAGTTATCAGTCACATCGCTTCTTTAATGAAAGCAATGGCAATTTCTATTGACAAAAAAGCCAATAAAGAAAACTGGTTTACCCTAGTTTCAGGCTTTTTATCAATCGAAAAACTGCCAGACATTGCTACGGGTAGAGTGGCAAAATACACCTATCCAGGTGGAGCTATTCGCTACCGATTCATTGCCAATGATAAAAGCGAAGATAGTTTCTATACAACTTATAATAACGGATTACTAACGGGGCTAACAGCCAGTAAAAAAATAACATTGTAAAATGGCAATATCATACGCATCGTCAACACTCACACTTACTGGAGGCACATCAGGTTCTAGATTGACGCCTAATAACATCATTAGTGATGCAACAGCATTTTCTGTTGGCTCTACTTATGCCGTTGGGGCTATTATGAAGTACAATGCTGGGGGCGGTCTTGGTACTGCTCTTTATAGATGTTCGACTGCTGTAACTGTTGCAGGGGCTTTTAATGCTGGAAATTGGACGTTGGTTGCATACATCCAAGGTAGTAATAGCATTTGGCTTGAAAGTGGGATTGTAATTTCTGCATCGTATGTTGACGATAACTGGACATACTATTGTGCTTCTGGGCTTGTATATGCTGGAAATGGCTGTGACTGGACAACTGGTTCTTCTTTAAACCAGAAAAATAACATTGGATTTACAGTTATCTACACAGGTTCTGGGCTTTCAGCTGGCGGAACAAACGTGCTTATAGGTACAACAGGTATAGTAAACTGGAATAATAATAGGTTTGCTTCTCCTGTTGGTGCGAATAAAGGGGTCTTATTGGTGTCACAGATGATGACAGGAGTAATAAGTAACTGCCTCTTAACTTATGGGGAGAATCAGATGGTAGATGCTCCGCTTATTGCTAAGAGTAACATATCTGCAATCCGAACAAACCTGACTATTAACCCAACTAATTTTGTAGGTCTAACCCACTCTGGACTTTATGAAGGTAATTTCGTCGACAATAAAATAGGAGTATTAACAGCTACAGCAAGTAGTGCTGTTGTTTCAGGAACGAAATATATAGTTGCTACGCTAGGAACAGCGACACTTGCTAACTGGCAAACATTATTCAACACACTTACCGTAATGCCTTCAATAGGCGACGTAATAACTGCCACAGCAAGTGGAACTATTGCAGGGTCTGCGACACTGAAATCATATAGAGCATTGTCAAAATACACTCCAGATACACCCGCAGATAATACAAGGGGTATAGGTTTTATTGGTAGTGATAGCTTTCAGTTCTTTGAGGATTTGGTTGTTCCTACAGGATTCAACTTCGCAACACAAATAAAGGCTTATTTTGATGGATTCTCGGGTTATTTTACACGACTTGTAAACATTACCACAAAGCAAGGGGCAAGCCTTCTATCTGGTGTGAAAATAAGAACGGTAAACACTTCTGATAGTTCTCAAGCCTCTCTCGACGCTACTGTTTCTGGAGTAGTAAGCAAGCAGATGCTTATATATTTTGGCAATAGAGTTGGCGGTGGTTCGTATATACCATTGCAAAACGCTAAGAACTATACAGCCAAATCGTTTTTATTCCGCAGAAAAGACCTTGTTGAGTCGACATATACAGCGGATATGACTATCAATGGAGTGGAACTCACGCAATTTATGTCTAACGACACCTATTATACAACCGACCAATCAACGAACCTAGCAGATATAACATTCACAGTTGTTGCGAATGCAATCACGGCGATGACTATCAATGCTGCAATGACTATTGATAGATGTTGGGATATTACAAAAACCTATCTTGAATCTAATATGGCAGTTGTTAATCCTTTTTCGGCAAACGGAAAAGAGATGGGTTTTGGTTCTATTCCGGTAACAGGGGTTGAGAAGTTAACAGCAGGAACTAAGCTTACTTCTATTGCTTCGACTGGAACCGCAACAGCTAACGGCACTCTTGCTACCATCACGATTAATGGTAACGTAAGCCAAGCTACTCCAACTAACTTATCTAACGTAGTCATTGGCGGCAATCTAGTCTACAACACTAACACTGATATAGTAGTTACCTTGAATAGCTGTACCATTTCAGGAACGGTTAGCAACGCAGGTACGGGTAATGTTAAGCTGAACCTAGTTAACTCAACAGTTAATACTAGTACAAGAGTAGTTGCTCAATATCCAATAACTATTACAGATGCTGGTAACAATCTATTTTCAACGCAGATATGGGTGTATAATAGTGCTGGCAATATTGTAGAAGATACAGGATTCAATAGCTTAATTCAATCTAAAACAGTCTATATGCCAGTGGGTGGTAGTTTGCGCGTGTATAGCCAAGCGTATGGCTACCAATCAAAAATCACCAATACATCGGCTACAGCTTCGACTTTGGTAATCACGCACATTCCTGAGACCTTAGTAGATACGGCTTTGAATGCGGCCACTAGAAACACAGTGGCTGGTTATTTTTCGTCTATTGTTGAAAATTCTCTTTTGTACGTAGAAGT